TGTTTAGCCACTTGCTTCATCTGTTCACGACGCATCTCATAATGCTCGCGACCATACGCAAACCATTCTCTAAGAGCACCATCAATATTCTGCATCGATTGCTCCATAGGAGAAATGGCTTTCGACTCTAATACACTAGTCAAACTTTTAAAAACAGAGGTTTCATCTAGTGCCCCCATCCATTGTTGTAGGTCTTCAGAATACACATTTTTCCTTTTTAGGAAGTCTGCATCTTCATCAGACATATATTTGGTTGGAGTTGATTCCTTGTCAGGCATGGTAAATACCATATCTCGTTTCCGCAAAAAATCAGCATAAGAGATGTGATTAAATTCATCATACCCAGACTTAATGGAACCTTTTACATCGTCCCCATAAGTCATCATGGCAGCAATCTGTCTAAAAGGAACAATCTTTTCCGCTGGAACAATCTCAAAATATGCACACCGCAGTAAAAGAGAATTGACAATAGAATTGATATACACTGTCAAATTTTGTCCAGAAGGATTAGAACCAAAATGTTGCAACAAATCACCATTATACGCCATTACAGGATACGCAATATCAGTGGCAATGCCTCTCATAATCTTAATATTATCCTCAGAGTATCCAAAACTCTGAGCCATAAAAATCAAGACATCAAAAGCAGCTAAAATTAATTGCGCAGGCATCCGCAAATCATACTTGCTATAATCTCCTGCAAGAATGCGATCAGCTCCAAACTTACGCATGTGTTCAACAAGGGAACTCCATTCCGGACCCATAGTGTTAATTCCAACACCACACTCTGAGTCAAGAGGAAATAACGATAATAATCGCACAATAGGCAAGTAATATTTACGAATTAATAACTGCAAGGCAATAGGAGATGCTTGGAAGACACGGACCTTATCCTTAGTCTTCTTTGTAGGTTCATCCTTCAAACAAGCTTTGAATGGTACGTGACAACGCCTTCCAGCAAAGTATTCCTGTTCCATTCGCTCGGCTTCTTTCCAAAATTGCTCATCCAACTCTGCAGGACAAGCAAAATCTGGATAATCCTCGGGATCAAGACGCTTAATATACGGCTCCTTCGCACCAGACATTGGATAACCAATTGCTGAATGCGGATTTATTTTGTCTATAAACCGCAATCCGTCTATTCCACAGATATTCTCCATCCGTGACAGAGGCCGAACATATTGCAGCAATTCAGGAATCTCCTTTACCTTCGCAATCATGTGGGACACATAATCTTCCACAGCAGGTACCAATAATGAAGGTTCTACACCAACCGATGGTTTACACGAAACAGAAAGTGATGCCTCCCATGCTTTACCGAGATGAAATTTGGGTTTATCAAATTGCTTTCCAATTCCACAAATCTCCGCAACAGTATCAGCAATAGGAGTCTCAATTACATCAGAATTGTAAGTAGCTCTACCAGTACATGTACCATACACATTAATATGTGCATCGACTGGGAGCTTATTTACAGGACTCTTCTCATGTATTTGAGTGTTCACCACGACTGGTCTACCATACATTTGGACTTGCAACTCACCAGTACTAGCTGCCAAGGTTACACCTGGTACCCTTGACAATTGCATGCGTGCAGTTTCATACTGAGACCGCAACAGTCCACACATGCCGCCAGAAGTAGCACCACTAATACCAGC